GTGGAGGCTACCCCATGACAAAGTGCAATATTTGCTGGAGTGACCGACTCTATCTTTATGGTTATCAAGGCCTAAATCTAGTCTATTGCTGTCGATCTTGCGGCAATAGATTTGTTGAGACTATCGAAAAAATCAAAGAAAAGAGAATCAAGGTGATATCAAGATGCCAAAAAATACAGTAAAACCAGAAGCAGCAGAGCCCATCGACGAAACCGCTACCGGCGATCCAGGAGATCAAAATGATCTCACGGCCTACTCCGAACAAACCAGCCTCGGAGGGCCGACCATGATTGTTGTGGGCGGCGGCCCGATGGCCAGCAAGCTGAAGCTATCTGGCAAAATCTTGCAAGCATCCGGCTTGAAGCCACGAGATCAAGTGCAATTAATTGCAGAAGATGGGCAGATCGTTATCCGCAAAATCGGAGAGCCTGCCCCTGGCCTGCCCGTCAAAGGCTGCTCTGCTGCAAAAAGGCAGATGCTTGACGCCCTAATGGCAGAGAGCCGAGCTTTTGAAGCCGCGCAGAGAGATGCCAGGGAGCGGCAGATGGCCTACCGGGAAGAGATCGCAGCCGAGCCCGAGGAGCCCCTGGATGAGGAGCAGCGCCGCAGGGAGGAGCTATGAGCGGCGAGGTGCGGCAGGAGCAGCCCCGGAGAAGGCGGACTCCCGCGCGGGCCTACCCTGAGACGGATAGCCTGATAGACGACTATGCCGAGATTAGCGCCCTGGCTCCTGAGCAAATCCGGCGCTACAGTGGGATGAGGTAAGGAGTCAATGGCCAGACCTTGCGGCCCATGCCAGGATAAGCGGCGAAATGAACTAGACCGCCGCTTATTGGAAATGGACTTGACCGGCGAAACACTCGCGGCTATAGCGCGGGAATGGGGCTATTCCGAAGACTCAATGCGCCGGCATAAAGCCAACCACGTTGTTAAGCCTCTTGGTGATGTCCGGGCCCTGATGGTCGAAGCCCGAGAAGCGGCTCTATCCGAGATCAAGGAAGAGGTCCGAGCTGAAGAGCTGGAAGGCCTTAGGGATGGACTCAAAGATACCATCAAGGCAGACATCGCTAACCGGCTGGAGCTGGCCAAAGATCCGATTGACCAGCTTAAGATTCTACGTGAGCGGGCAGCTATAGCCTTGGAGAAAGCCGAAGACTCCGAGAACCATAAGATAGCTCTCCAGGCTATCCGGGAGCTAAGAGAGCTGGTTAGGCTATGGGGCGAATTAGAGGGTAAGCTGCAATCTCAGCCTCAGATTAACATCCTGGTGGATCCTCAATGGATCGAACTAAGAACGGTAATCATCCAGGCCCTTGACCCTTATCCTCAGGCCAAAGAGGCGGTAGTTAATGCCGTTGGCCGATGATCTGATTTATGCAGTCGATCCGGTGACATGGGCCAGGGAAGTTCTCGGCTTCTCACCGGACCCCTGGCAGGCTGATCTCCTTAGGAGCCGGTCAAGGAAGATTATCTTGAACTGCTCCAGGCAAAGCGGCAAGTCCACCACTTGCGCCGCCCTAGGGCTCCATGAGAGCATCTATCGCAGCCCGAGCTTCTGCCTAATCTGCGCTCCGACGCAAGACCAATCCGCCGAGCTGATGCTAAAATTCGATGAGTTTAGGGGTGCTGTTGAACTGCCCTCCGACTACCTCAGCACCGACACCAAGTTAGCCGTTCGATTCAGCAACGGGAATAGGGTTGTAGCCCGCCCTGGCTCGGAGAAATCGGCCCGGTCCTTCTCGGCTGTAACTCTTCTTTTGGAAGATGAAGCCAGCAGAGTATTAGACGATTTATATAATAGCGTCCGGCCAATGCTTGCAGTCTCCAATGGCCGCCATATCCTGATGTCAACTCCATTCGGCAAGCGAGGCCATTTCCATAAGATCTGGAGCGAGGAGCGGGATCTTTGGGAGGCCTTCGAAATCCCGGCGGGAATGTGCCCGAGGATCAGCCCGGAGTTCCTAGCAGAGGAGCGGCGAACGAATCCCTGGTATCGCCAAGAATACTGTTGCGAATTCATGGAGACCATGGATCAAGTCTTTTCAAATTCTACTATAGAAATGATGTTCAATACTTCAGCTCGCCCGCTATGGGAGGAATCTTTATGAGTGAAACTAGATTTTTTATCGATGGGCCTAAGCCAAATAAAGCCTTTACGGGCCGATTCTGGATAGGTTGGGATGTAGGACAGGCTAAAGATTATTCGGCTATAGCCATCTTGCAGAAAGAGGGGAATCGCTATATAGTGAGCCATTTAGAGCGGCTACCTCTTGATATGCCCTATCCGGCGCAAGTCGAATCCGTCTTTCAAAAGTGGCATAAGAAGCCTCTCGATACTGCTGAAAAAACCTTAGTGATGGACTATTCTGGAGTAGGCCGGCCTGTTTGGGATCTAGCCTCCGACCGTGGCCTTAACCCTATCGGCGTATCGATAACGGGCGGCGATTCTGTGACCTGGCTGGATGATAACCGCCGGGCTAGAGTGCCAAAGAGAGATCTCATCTCCACCATGCAGATTGCAGCCCAAAACGACCGCTTGAAGATAGCTCAGGGGCTCAAATTCGGCCCGGTGCTGGCTCAAGAGCTACAATCCTTCAAAGTCAAGATCGATCCTCGGACGGCTCATGATTCTTATGGAGCCTGGAGAGAAGGAGAGCACGATGACTTGATTTTAGCCGTAGCTATTGCCCTGTGGCATGCAGAGTACCGCACCGCCCCGCAAATAGGGATATGCAGGCTCATCTCCTCCGGGCTGAGTCACCGGCGAGGATGAAGGCTACCGCCCTGTTGATCTTCCTAGCCTTCGGGGCTCTTTCTGGCCTCGCCCTGGCCTGCCTCCTCGTCCTGGCCGGGATATCTGCCTGATGGGAGGAGATCTCCCTCACTACTCTTTTTTCTATGGCTTAAATCGATTTTAAAAGGCCAAAGTATATATACCGAGAGATACAATTATCAGCCATGCGTATTCGACTTAGGCCTATCGATTGGCTAGATGGCTACAAAGAGCAGCAGGCGGCGGCGATGGTCAAGAGCGGCATCCAGCGAACCCTTTTCTCCTATGGCCTCGATCCCTCCGAGAAGGCCTATCAGGTACGTACAACCTGTTGACCTCCTCTCCTCTTTTTCCTTCCATCACGGCAGCAGATATTTTTATAAATGCCTTTCTAGGTGGATAATCCTACCTTTACGGTATGGGAAATAGCCTTATCGGAATCGGCAGCAGTGGCTCGGATTGACCGATAACAGGGGATCAGTCAAGCTAGCTTGCCAAGAATTACATAGTCTTTGGAAGAGGGACTTTGCCAGAAGAAGATTTAGGCCGATTTGGCCCGGCTGGATGGAGCAGTAAAACTAAGTGCGTGTAACTTGCAGGAGAGCCAAAAAGTTCTTAGACATTCTGCTTAAGATCTGTGAAAATGCCATAGAAAGCATCGATGAATTTACAATTCGCACCTAAAACTATGAAATTTTAAAGTATTTTCATGGCAACTATTTGCCGTTGCAATCCATCTCTATGAAGGTGCCTATAACAAGTTCATCTTAAAACTGATATTATTTGATCGCCCGGACAGTCTCAGCCCATCTCATTTTAGCCGTTTATGTAATAAGGAGATAAAAACACAAACAGAGGGGGATAATCGATTCAAACCTTAGATAAACAAGAATCGCACATAAACCGATCATGATTTATAGTTGTTTTAGTCTTTATATCATCAAAAGCATGGCATGTTAAATGAGATAACATGTACATTAAGACCATCAAGGTGATTGCATATATGCCAAAAACCCCCGCTTCCCAGCTCCCCGACTTTGATAGAGAACTCCTGCCCCATGGAGGAGCCACAGATATCTTCGGAAGAGTTATATGGACCATGACCGAAGAAGAAGAGGAAGAAAGGGTTAGAAAAATCCAGCTCGCTTTTGGGGCTTAATTATGCGCATAGCGGTAGACTCAGACATATTCTTCTATGCCGCTTTAGATCGTAATCGTGAAAGTCTTAAGAAGAAGAGCATCTATCCCCATAAGATAAAAAATTTTTAAGCCGCGCGAGCGGACATCCTCACGCGGCTCTCTGCATTCCCGTATCCGTATTTGCAGAAATTGTTAGCCTATGTCTCCAACATGAACAAGACGGTGAGCAGGAGAGCAAATATGGTATCGAAGATCTCCATACGTTAATAGAATTTTGGAAAGGATTAAACTTAGAAATCCTTAGGCCCAACAAGGCGGTTGCCACAGCTTGTTTTAAACTCTACGAAGATGAAAACGCTCGATTGAAGCCTTCCGACCTGGTTCATTTAGGCTACGCTTTGGCTTATGATCTCGATTACCTCATAGCAACAGATAAAGACCTAAGGAAATATAGAATTCCAGCTTCTTTTGATCTAGTCGTAAAGCACCCCAAAGATGCCGAGGAGATATTCGAATAATCATAAAGGTAAGCACGCCAACCCATGACGGCCAGCTTCCTGTGTAGGCTCCAGTGGTCAGAGATAAGCTATTTTCGGCAGGTTAATCACGGCACACCAGAAGAGATTAATTCCTGCATAACGCATGCATAACCCATGCCTCGCGTGACCGTCTCTCTATCTGATTCAACCCTGCATAAAGTCGATGAAGGGGCGCATAAAACCGGATTATCCCGCTCTGAGTATGTGGCTAATGCTATTGATGTATATGTCTCAGGCAGTAATCAGGCTAGCATAACCGTGCATAACTTAGAACTGGAGCTGAATAAATCCCAAACTGAAGTTATGCAGCTAAACCGCAAGATATCGAAATTTGAGAATCAGCTTGCAGAGAAGGATAAGGTTATAGAATCGAAAGCAAAAGACGTTATGCAGGCTGATGCAAAAGTTAATCAGGCTTATGCAGACGTTATGCAGGCCAAAAATGAGATAGCAAAATATGAGATGGCGCTTAAGGGAAAAGAAGATGAGATCTCCTTTCTCCGCGGCCACATCGCGCAGCTCACCCAGTCAATCAGCCAGTTCGCCTTGAAGCCCGGCGAAGAGGAGATCAAGAAAAAGGGATGGTGGCAATTCTGGAAGTGAGGGAACGAAGATGAATAGAAAAGCATGGGGTTTAATCGGAGTTATCCTTTTGATGAGCATGGCAGCGGTTGATGCCAGGCTTCCAGCGGTGAACGATACGGTGATTGTTAAAACAGCAGCAGGAGAGTCATCACGCACTATAGCCGGGAACGTCACGGATATTTCTGACGGGTTTGTGTGCTTGAAGGCATTTGGTTTTTTGCATGAAATACCAGAAGAGGACGGGCGGGATGATATAATCATTTTTGATGCTGTTAATGATACGGATGTTTGTGTGGGAATCGGAACGATCCGGCTTCTTGAGTTTAGAGACTATCAGAAGCTGAAAGAGTCTCTTAAGCTCTTGGAAGGATTAATGTCCAAGACTTAATTTTTCTTTTTTTTATTCACGGCCCGTTTAAAATACCCTAGAATCGACTTTATCTTTGCCTGAAGGATTACCGGACCTGCCTGGCGATCTGTCCGGCTGCCCTGGAAGGCATGTCTATTTGAGCGAGGAAATGATACGGAGAAATATAATCAGGGAAGATCCAAGGTAGCTAGATAAGAGCAGTATAAGTCTAGGTGGTTGTCAAATATGGACGAATTCTTGAATTGGCTTCAATCAGCAGATGCTAAGGGTTTCTTAGATTGCTCTGCGGCCGATGTTCTTTTTGAATGTGCTAAATGTGGTCAGTGTTGCCAAGGTGAAGAGTATATCGCGGTCGAAGATCAAGACATCGAAAGAATAGCGACTGGAAAGGGAATTACGCAAGAAGAAGCACAACACGCCTATACAGACGATGATCCACAGAAAAGATCAGGCGTACGAATGCTAAAGAACGTAGAGCCAAAAAATCAATGCATATTCTATGACGCCGGCAGAAAAATCTGTAGTATCTATGAGTATAGGCCAACTACATGCAGAGCACACCCGATTATGAATCTATCACCGGATTATGGGCTTGTATTTAACGAAAACTGTCCTGGTGCAACGCATTTAGTAGATACACTTCGCAAGAGTAAAGATGATACCAGTATAAAAAGGAAAATGGAACGTTTGAAAAAGAAGAGGCAAGATCTCACAAAATTGCAGATAAAGCTCTATATTCATGGTCAACAGAGAATCGGGCGCGATGAACACGCCAACGAGACCGCCCAACGTTGTAATATTGAACTTCCCTTCGATGAAATCGCTTTCAAAAGATCATGCCTTGCATACTTATTGCTCTCTATCAATCTTTCTTGAATAAGTTGAAGGATTTGGTTTCAAATCAAGAGCACCAACCTAAACAACTACTTATTTTTATGTAGTTGACTGCTATTAAATTGTAGCGTCCCCACTACCTAGGATGTGAGCCAATGATGTGATCCTACCAACCGTTTTATTTGGCAACGGTCCAACTCAGATATCTATCCTGCTAAAGGAATAATATCAAGATGCTATTATAATAGAATTATAACTGAATTGCTAACCCATTTTCAACTAACCAATACTATACTACTAACTATCCTTCTCGGACCATAGAACTTAATTGTATATTTTTCGACTATATTAAGCTAAATCGGCTTATACGCTTAGACTTACGCACCTGTTAGACCGTTGCCAAAGGTCACGATAGCCGAATTCTGGCGTATCTTTTAGCTCTTCCACCTTCGCAGTTATCCTCATGGTCTGCCTGCCATCATTGGGCCTGTGGCCGCATTGTAGAGCAGGCCATAGGGCCTCAGCTCTTTTCATGGCTCTGATGGTCTCTTTGCGGCTCACAGGGTCTCCGCCAGCTCCAGAGAAGAGAAGCCGAGCTTGCCCGGAGTCAATAGCAATCTCTTTCCTAGGGGAGTCTTGCGCTATGGTCTTGATGTACTCTACAATCTGGATAGCCCTAGCTGCGATCTTTGAAACAACTTGCACCACCTTTCCACCTTCGGAGGGCCTGCTCTGTAGAGCATCGCGTATTCTGGTTAGATGCTGGCGGATGTAGGCATCCAAGAAGAGCATCTTAATTAGGGGCGATCTTTCGGCCATGAGGGCCTTATTGTTGTGCTCTGTGACCCTGGCCAGCTCCGGGCCTCGGAGTATCCCGGCATCCCGGACTATCTCGGCTATTTGGTTGTAAGTTTCAACCAAAGCTTTTAGAAGGCCCTGTAGATCGGCAAGAGGTATCTCTAAAATCGATTCATCTGCTTCGGGCATCGGCCCAAAAGCTTTTATCTTCAAAGTATCCACTATTTTCATACTAATCCGCTCCTGCATTCTGGAGTTTCCTGGCCGGGTGTCGCAAGCACCCGAGCCGGACCTAATTTTCTTCTGACTATTATTTAACTGGCATTATTCATTTGTGTGACATTTCAGCAAAGCTGATAAGCTATGATCGCAGGGATTCAAGCAGCATTGTATCTCACCAATACAATGTCAGAGAGCGGGGAATGCTTCGGCTTTCCCATGCTCTCCCAAAATATCCTCTTTAACTCTTATCACAACTTCGACAACATCTCCAGGCTTTAGGCTCTCCTTATCTCTAATTGCCTTCGGGATTGTTATCCTCTTTTGGCGGTCAAGCTTGACCGTCGCGGTATATTCACGCATGGGCTTAAGTTAGCCTTTATTAGCATATATATGTATTGGTATATTTAACATAAACAAGCATAAATAAGCATAAACTATTTATAGACAGCATGGCTTAATCCTGTATTGGTGAGATACAATGGCAGGAAAGACTTTAATCGATATCCAGAAGCCCACAACGCAAACAGTAGATGCAATCAAAGCCCTTCTATCCTGGAGAGGCCGGGCGAGCGATCCGCTGCCCTCATTCCTGGAAATGGGAGAAGGAGATAACCGCTTGGTGCTGGTTTTGTCCAACAAAAACGACTGCTATTACACCGTGACCGGGAAGGATTGCAGTTGCCCGGCTGCGATCTACCATCGGGGCCCATGCAAGCATCAGAGAAAGCATTTCGCGGAG